CCTGTCGCTACTGTTCAATACTCTTATAAGATTGTTAACATCCCATTCGGTGGATTCCAATCTACCAGAACCATCCCTTCTGGCTAGTGTATTCGCTGTCGGTTGTACATCTACTGGTTGGTTACCAGAGTGCCATACAGTCCTAGTACTAGCACCATTATAGTATAATAGACCATCTTCTAAACCACCTTCTCTAATCCTTAAATGGGCATTACCATCGTAGTTGTTTATATAAACATCATTATTATCTGTTGTTGCAGTACCTATATACCACATATTAGCACCTGATGAATCTACTGCCCTCCAAAAGTTGATTGAGTTATTACCTGCAACAGTACCAGTACCTACTGCCCTGATAGGTTCTGCATTACTTGGATTAATCCTTCCAGAGTTGATAACACCAGATACCGTTAAATCTCCTGTAAGTGTATCAGTAGTGTTTAGTAAGTATTTACCGTCCGCCTCCGCCTTGGTCCATGCATCAGTAATACCAAAACCACCCAATGTTGTAGGTTTACCAGTCAGGTCGGCAAAGGAAACGCTTGTCAGATAAGCACCTAGGTCACTAATTTGTGATTCAGTTATACTTAAAGCTCCTTGATGTTGTGTAACACTTGCTTGTGTAATATTGGCATTAGGTACATTGACCCATGTTACAGCACTTGATAGGTTATTTAATTCCGCTGTCAAGTATGTACCAAAGTCACTTATCTGTGATTCAGTTACACTTAATGCAGCCTCATGTTGTGTAACACTTGACTCTGTAATATTTGCATTAGGTACGTTAACCCAAGTAACCACACTTGATAGGTCATTTAATTCCGCTGTGAGATACCCCACTGTGTCATGGTCTCCCCATTGATAAGCTGCGTTCCATTCATTTATCTTCGCTGTGGTTACATTGGAGGCCGCAGATGCTAGATATACAGGGTCTGTTTCGGTAAAAGAGGTAAGATACCCTGCTGATGCGTGATTTCCCCACCCGTATGCTGTGTCCCAATTTGCAATCTTTGTTGTTGTGACGTTAGATGCTGCAGATGCTAGATATATAGGGTCTGTTTCGGTAACAACATATCCTGCTGCTGAATGGTCTCCCCATCCAAAGGCAGTATCCCAGTTTGCAGAATTGTTAGTTATATATGACTTTCCCGAACCTGATGAATTAATTATACCAGTACCTGTAAGGTCAGTCTGATATCCTGCTGCTGAATGGTCTCCCCATCCAAAGGCAGTATCCCAATTTGCAATCTTCGCTGTGGTTACATTAAATGCTGCGGATGCCAGATATATAGGGTCTGTTTCGGTTAGGGTTGATGGTACACCTGCCAAATCGAACGACAGGGTATATGTAGTTTCATTACTCAATGAATTTCCCCCTACAAAATTGTCTACGGTAAATGAAAAGTGAGTGGTGTTATCAACTATATCCGTTACTTGGAAATAAAATATCTGACCTTGAGCAGATGGTTTGAATAATTTTAGCATGAAACTGGAAAGATTACCGTCTATTGTACTAACAATAGAAGTAATGTCTATCCCGTTCAGGTCTAGTTTATTTATGTTGATAGTGGTTATCGCCCCTGCTAGGGTATTGTCGCTGTTTGTGGTAAAGAAACCTCTGTCATCTTCATCAAGGTCAGGGTCTGCCCCTGTTGTAAAAGTATACTCCAACGAGGATAGTCCAAGGGATGTCTTGAATGTAGAAAAAACCCCACGAAGGAGGTAATTACTAGTTGCATTCAAGTTGTCCGCATCCGAACCTATTACAAAATCATCGAGACTTAGTTGGTGGTCAATCCTATATAGTTCTATTTTTGCCATTAATGTAGTTTAAAATTCCTGAATAAATAAACGAACCTAAATCTCCTTGAAAGAGAGGGTCTGATAACAGTTCGAAATCTTTTCTGAAATCAAAAAAACCACACTCTAAGAGTACTGCAGGACATTTTGTCTTCCTTAATACGTAAAAATCTGCTTCTTTATCCTTGTCACCATCGGAAAAATCATATCGAGTCCTAAGGGATACCTTGTTCAATGCTCCTTCCGCTGATGTTGCTATCGCTTCCGCTAAGGTATCACTTTCTGTGAGACCTATAGTAGTGAACAGCTCGAACCCAGTTGCATTGTGATTGGGCGATGCATTACAATGTACCGACACAAAAATAGTGCTTTTTGGGTCAAAGGAGTTAGCTACCTTGACCCTGTATGATAACGATAGGTCACGAGGGTCATCTTCCCTTACAGTGGTTACAATGTTTAATTCCTTGTGGGGTTTTAAACATGCATGTATGTGACCGCCTATCTGTCTATTAAGTACACCTTCATATGCAATCACCCCATCGGGGAACTTATACATTTTATCAGGTGCTGTGGTGTATATCCCGTCTGCTCCGATACCCCCATGTCCGAAGTCAAGTATTACATTCTTAACCATTAGTCGCTAAGGTTAGCACCAATAGAATAAGTAATAGCAGTAGCAGTATTCTTTGTAGCGACTATCCTGAAAGTCCTTGGTAAAAAATTCACTACCGATAGATTGGCGGCTGCAGATACTATATTACCGATACTAAATACAGTAATTGCAATAGCTTCCAGTGCAGCTGATGTTAAAATTGTTAACCATAACTTACTTGCAGGGTCGTAGGTTTGGAAGGATACTGTCAATGTATCATCCACAGTAGCACCTTCCGTTATATTTAATATAAAATTACCATTACTTAAATTGTTAGGTGTTATTACGAAAATCTCTGTTGCTGTTCTAGCCTCTGGTGAGGCAATTATCATGTTTGCTTTTGTTGCCATTTTTTTATTTTTTATCTTCTGGGTTAAGTGAGTTGAATATCTTATTTATAATATTTGCAAGGGTTTGCCTTACTGTGTGTAATAGTTTTGTAATGAAGTCGGTGTTCTCTATAAGTCTACCTTCCTTGATACTGATTATATTACTAAGGGTAGAAAATGCCTCTGAAAGTATCAATATGTTCAGTACAGCACTTACGAACCAAGTAAAGTCAAAATTTAAACCTTTTGCCACAAGTGCCAATATCATAGGTACTATAAGTACCGATACTTTGGTAATCATACCCCATATAAGCCTTTTGAAGGTTAATTGGAATTTAAGCCTAATAGCTTTTATTACACCTAGAAAAGTATCTATAGCCATCAAGATAGCCAGTATTGTTACGATATTTGTGTCTATTTCCAAGAATAAGAATACTCCGAAAAGAAATGTTTTAATAGTAGAAATCATATCAGCGGTATTGCCGAAAAAAGTATGTTCTATAGGTAACAGCATTTGTTTGGGTTTTTTTGATTAACTTTGCTACAAAGGTAACAAATATTTAACTAAGGAACTATGACTTTATCATCGTCTGCAAAATACTACAGAAAAAACAAGTCCGCCCGTGACAAAAAAAAAGCATACGACACAGAATTAAATAGTCGGCCAGAACAGGTTAAGAAAAGGGTCGAATCCAACAGGGCCGTTAGAAAAAGAAAGGATTCAGGGAAAAGTACAAAAGGATTACAATATGACCACGCTGTTAATGCATTTGTTCCTAGCAAGGTTAATCAAGGAAGAAGGGGAGAAGGAGGACGTAAAAAGAAATACAAGAAAAAGTAGATTTGTTAATTTAATTAAAAATAGATATTAATGCCAACAATTAAGGTCATTAAAAGACCAAAAAGCGATGCAAGTAATAATACAATAGTTAAACACTCTGACAAAAAAGACCACAATTTCTTAAAATATTGGAGGGTTATCAGATATTGGGCGAAAAGAAAGTACAACATTACCACTGAAGAAATTGAGATGTTGTTGTACCTATACGACCAACCTTTATTTACCAGAACGGAGTTTATAAGGTTTGAAGGACTCCTTGCTTGGGATAAGACTCGATTGAACTTGTTTGTTGAAAAAGGACTAATCGTAGTTTGGAGAGAACACGTTGGTTATAAAAAACAAGCCAAAATGTACGAGCTGTCCGTACAATCAAAAAGAATCTGCAATTCCATCTACAAGAAGCTTATGCAGGAGGAACACATCCCAGAGACCTATCAACACAATCCAGTATTCAAAGGCAATGGTTATGCCGACAAAATGTACAGGAATATAATGAAACAAATGAATGCCGAACGAAAATTAAAGGCATAAAAAAAGAGGTACATTCCTGTACCCCTTGATTTCGTCCACATTTCCGATTACGATGCAGCTTGAACTAACAAGGCTACAGTAATTCCAGAAATAGTAAATGGAATGTCAGCGGCTGTTACAGCATAAACTGGCACTGTCCAAGGCTTTATAAGTGCGCTTTCAATAGCACGTTGGATACCGTCCCTAGCAGTTTCTACACCTGCTCCTGCAGTTGCATGGGTGATGGTAGCCGCCAATCCACTTGTATAGGTTACTACAACAGTAGTAGTGGATGCTTGTATAACAGTAGCGATTCCATTACATGATAATAGTTGTCTTTGTTGGTCTGTTACTGGTATTGATAAAAACTTTTCCATTTTTTGTTTTGTTTAATGGGTTAGAATAAAAAACAGGGATTATCCCGATTCTGATGTAAAGATACAACTTTATTTTAATAGAAAGCTAGGAGGGATTCGAACCCCCGTTCTTCAATTTTGCAAACTTCTACCTTGGACCACTCGGACACTAGCTCATTATATGCATTTAAACACCTCGTTTTAGTAAATACTAGGAAAAACGGTGTACTCAAAAAAATAGTATATGCTTTTCGGTATAGCTATTATAATGTCTATTTTGGTTAAATTTTTTCTATTATAGCCATTATAATAGCTATTATTTTCCATTAGTGGGACAGGTGGGAATCGAACCACACTCCTTTCATTTTTCAGACGAACGCTTCTACCAAGTTAGCTTCTCTCCCTTATTTTCCATTAGCACAGGCGGTCAGAATCGAACTGACTTCTACAGTTTTGGAGACTGTTTGCCTACCATAGGCTCACCCATGTATTGCTGCTTATGTAGGGTTCGAACCTACTATCTTCCGCTTAACAGGCGGTTGCTTGTGCCATATAAGCTCCTAAGCAATATTTGAAGAGAACAGCGCACTTGAAGCGCAAGGGTTTTAATCCTCGATACGTTTAGCAAACGCTCCCAAACACCTGTCTGGTTTATTCTCTATTAGCAGAGGAAGAGGGATTCGAACCCCCAAGCCAAGTTCCCCCGACCTACTAGTTTTCAAGACTAGCTCTTCGTCCTACCAGACTTCCTCTATTACTGTTGGCAAGGGTGGACTCGAACCACTCCCGTTAGGCACGATTTTACAGACCGCTTGTGAGAACCCCCCACTTTCCTTACCAATAATTATAAACAACAAAACCTCCTGTGGTTAGCAGAAGGTTTTTGATAGTTTAGTTGTTTTTATTCCTTAATTCAGGTTATAAATACACACATCAGTTCCTCCGCAATTGCAACTAGAGCAATTCGAATAAGACCAGAAACTATTGAATGTGTTTTTTGTTTTCATACTGCAAATATACAACTTTATTTTATTATTCCTCCCTATCTTCCAAAGCTTGAAGAAAACCCCTGTCATACCCACCTTTCCAGTTATTCTCTATCCAATCGGGATAGGGACACATTGGAACGAAAGGTTCGAAACAGTTTAAGATTAAGTAGCACCAACCACTCCTGTATCCTTCTTCCCAACCTTCGCAAAAATCACTTTGTTCTGTTGTGTTGTTCGGCATAAAGGAAAGACCTATGCAGATTGCCATTATAAACGCTATTTTTTTCATAACTAAATTATTACTGCTATGTCCCTACAGGTGACAAGGCGATACACCTTACCATCCACAGAATTAAAATCATGACCTGAATGTTTATCGTACAGTACCTCTTGACCCGACTCCAATCCGAATTCTGCCTTACCTACCTCTTTTGAAGCAGAAATAATAACTGCCAGTAAAAAACGGTCGGACATAGCAGTAGGGACTTCCAAACCTGATTTAGTAACCCTTAACGCCCCATCCTTCGGTTTTATAATTACATACCCTCCTATTGCTTTCATATATTCGATGTTTGTGGTTCTCTTGCTTCTATTCTTAACAACTCCGCCCTTAGTTTCAGTTTACGTCTGACCCTATCGCTAAAAGTCTCGAAACCCAAAGTCTTCTGCATATGTTTCTTCAACCTTCTTTCTTTGCTCGACATTTTATTAGTTTTTCCTTTTCCCATTGTATTTGTTATTTAATATTCTAAACGTTATGTGTAATAATTTTTTCCACCACGCAAACCATAAAGGTAAATGTGTTTCCCCAAGGTTTTTACGTACTTAGCTGTTCCTTCTTCAAGTGCTTTCTCTATCTTAACCGCAAAAGGCTTTAGTTTTCCTTTATATTTTGTTCTTATTGTCTTGTCGTGGTAGCGTTTACCTTCGTACATAATCACCCTTCCTTTTGCTGTCATTCCGCTATGTACAAAATTGGTGGCTTTGTATATCGTTCCTTCGTGAGAATAAGTCGTATCAGCATAACTAATTACTGTTTTAATTTTAGTGTTCTTTTTCAACCACCTCAAAGTATGCCCGATAAAATAGCTTTCAGTATTCTTTAGTGTATTATCAATGCAACAAAGTCT